GCATAACGCTGACTGAACTCTTGGAAACTGAAACTACGATGACGAAGAATCTGACGAGCAATATCCCGTGTTGTCTCAATCTCAAGACACGCACTCACCATCTCAAGAGGTGACCAGTGCTTGTTCTTGACGAGATACCCAACCAACTTTTCGGCAGTATCTCTGTTCAGTTGGTTAGACGGATTAGATACGCGAGCGCAATATGCGATTAGGTCTTGTGCATCGTCTACACCAATGAACCCCTCTTTGGGTACTTGTGAATGTGATATAAGTTTTACTGTCATCTAAGAATGGTGCCGCTGGAGAGATTCGAACTCCCGTCTGATCATTACAAGTGACCTGCTAAACCAGCTCAGCTACAGCGGCACTCTCTCCCTACCTACGGTTACGATTAGGTCGGCGGTTGTTACGCGCCGTTGCGAGTTCTTTGACCCGCTCTGACAACTCACCGTTCTTCTTGGTGAGTTCTGCATTGTCCCACTGTAGGGACTTTATGGTGCTTTGAAGCTCAGCAACCTTTGCCTCAAAGAAACCCTCAACACGTTCCATCTCTGGACTCCTCTATGAGTTTCAATAAATTTATTCTATACTTATTCTTGTCAATTGTCAAGAACCTTTTGTAATCATTCATAAATTTTTTTAGGTCAGGCCATACAACATCGTCTCCCAATTGTTCGTCCCATTTCTTTGCGTAAGAGACTAACTCATCCAGAATGATGAGCGTCTCTAGTGATACACGCCCACCCAGAAACTCCTTGAGAAGTTTCGGGTGGTTGTGTTTCTTCACCTCAAACAGTGGTTCAAAGTCCTTCACAAGTGGAGTCATTTCAACCACAAACATATCAAAGAAGTTACTCCGCTTCAACTTCCATGAGTTATAGTTCTCATCATTGAAGTTGGCAATGTAACCCTTCCTGTCCTTGATGAAGTTGGACAGAAAGTAATTCTTGACTTCTTCTTCTGACTTATATTTTCTGGATAGGCGCACGAAGAACCCACGGTCCTTTCGCTTATAGAATGTGTCTCTGGAAATGCGAGTCTTACCTTTGTACTTCACAAAGTCATAATCAGTCTTTCCAAAATGTGCCTTGAAGGCACAGTACATCAAATATATGTCAATCGGTTCCATTACAGATACGCTTCGATACCCAATCAGTTAGAATGTTAGGAAATACCCCGTGAATGAAAAGAACAATACCCATTAACCACGCATGAAAGAGATGTTTGAAATAGGTGGTATTCTGTTCCTTGAGGTGTTTCATACGGGTAACTTAGCTGTCTTTGGTAAAAAATTTAGTTCCCTCGCATTCGCCTCAATCTTTTCCTTGAGACTCTTTGAGATAAGGTTCCCGACTGTATCGGGTTCGATGTTCTTACGGTAACAATAATCTAGTACTGCCTCCATATGGGTAATACCCTTTTCATTAGCAATTCTTTCAATCTCAAGAGAGAAAGATTTAGCAGTGTTCAAAGTCATAAGTTCTCCTCTGGTAAAAAAGTTGGGGGCTGACCGTGGACCCCCGCGAGACTATTTCTGGCGTCTAACCCCTATTATTTAGTTAGTCCTTTCTGTTGATGAACTCCTGTAGTTTCTCTGCTTGAGAGAGAACTTCATCAGGTGTGAACATCTTTGGAATGTACTGGTCGAAACTCTTGTACATTTCCTTGTTGTCTTCTGCTGCCTTCTCAAATGCCTGCCATGCCATATTAGACGCAACCTCATACTGTTTGTCAAGCATGTCTTTTGCCATAGTTAGAAGGTCAAGTCGAATCTCATAAGGTGTTTTAGCCATGATTACTCCTCCTTGTGTTTGTGTGTGTTGGTGGGTGATTCTGTTGCTAGGACACCCACCGAAACCCCGACACTTACTGCTTACGCAGCAAGGGCCATAGGTGCAATGTTATCATTGGCACTTGTAGTTTTTGGTCTATACGCGACCAACCGTGTAACTCCGAATTCCTATTAACTGCCCGTCGATCCTAATTTCGCCCCCATCATAAACGCTTCAGCCTACCTTGAATCCAACCTTCTGGAATTTGCTGATCTGCTCGAAAACAACTTGTTTGTTTGGTTTCTGGATTATGATACCATTTAGTACCTTTAGTTCCAACGGGTTTAAATGTTCCTGGCTTTGGTCCCCGTTTAATATCCTTACGAACATTTGTTAATGCGGCACCTTTTTTACCAGATTCAGATAGCATTTTTCTAACTAATTCTTCTTTAGTCATTAAACCTGCTAATCCCTGCCAAGCGATATAATCTTGCCACTGACCATGCTCTTCGTATAATTTTTTATGCGCCTCTGCATGTTCTTCAACGGTAAGATATACCAAGTTATTTTCGTCGTCAGTTCCTCCCATATGTTTGGGTACGATATGATGTTTATGCATCCATCCTCTCCTAGTTTATCCTAGTTATTTATAAAACTAGGACACTTCAAAGAATCGGAAGCGCTTATGGTGGAGGCGGCGGGTACTGCCCCCGCGTCCAGTACAGCGTTGAGTCAACATCAACGTTACCTGTTATATATAACATCTTCTCCCTTGAAAGTCAAGGAACTTTTTGTTGCCTTGTTCACAAATTCCACATTTTTACCTGACCCAATAATACATGCATTACCATTTGCAAAAGATTCAACGATGGTAACTCCACTGTCTCCAACGTACATTAGATTGACAGTATCAATATCAGGGTCAATCCAATACGCATACGGTTTCTCACCTAGATTTGTAACTGCACCTAGAATAATGTTTAACGGCGCACAGAGGACTGGTTTCTGCGTTTGAAAGAACATTGGTGGTTCCTGTGCAAAGGTGGGTGTACTAAGCAGCAGTGCTATTAGGAATGTTAGATACTTCATTACGTCTTCTCCATTCTGCAACGGATTCGACCAACGCATCTAGATAATTGTTTTTGTCCTTAACAAACTCTTGAACAGTTCCGTCCTCTGTGACTACGAGAATAACTACCTGTGAGATTTCAATCCCTGTTCTTTCTCCGAACATCTCTGCATATGCAGAGCCTTGAATGTAATAACTTTCATTCCAATCATCATTGCGTTCTTTAGAGGATGTCTTGAAGTCAATAATGGAAGGTGTTCCATTATATTCTGCAATACAATCTACCCTACCCGCTACCTTATATTTATCACTGTAAAGACCCGCTTCTTGTGCATAAATATTATTTAATTTGTGCAATGCACCATCTTTTAGTTGATTGAACAGGCACCAAGGTAGGAAGTTCTTTTTGTGTTTCTCCCACTCTGTGGGAAAATCACGATGCATGTTGTTGAGGTAGTCCTCACACATCTGGTGAACCTTAGTACCTCGTGCTGCAGCAGTTCGTGCGACGTAGTTTGCAACATCATCACCAACACGTTTACGCCATTCCATCAAACCCTGCTTGTTTCGTACAGATAGTACGGTAGTGATTGATGGATACTTGTTACCATCTGGTGTTTCATATAGACGAACACCATCCTTGTTTGTTGCAGATATAGTAGGCAACTCTACTGGTTTATGATTAAACATTACGCATACGCTCAACGAGACGTTCTGCCCTTGCCCCTACCTGACGATACCAACGTGAGTCTACCATCTGGTCTGCTGCTTCATTCCAATCCCTTGCGTCTACACCCGCCTTCATACCTCTGAAGGCAGTGAGTCGTGGACGCCCAAGATTGAACATCATATTGGCAATCACTTGCTGAGCTTCTTCTGGCAACTCATCGAAGTCTGGATATAGGATGGCGCAGTCTGACAATACTGTTTGGACATCTTGCTCGAAGGCCTCAACGACTCTAGACTCAGATACAGGGGTTCCAATTTCTTGTCCGTGCTCTGGGTCAGACTCAGTAACCAGATGGCCGATACCAAAAGTAGCATAACCAAGATGGTCGTTATATAGTTCATACACGCATCCCTCGTCAATTTTGAGTTGTTCTCTAAGTTTTTCAATGTCCATTATTCCATTCCTAGTCCCATTTTAATTTTGTTAATTAGATAGTTTCGCACAAATCCAGACCTTACGATATCTCCAATGCTGAACTCTGTGCAGTTGAATTCGTCCATCTCTTCCAGAATGCGTAGGAAGTCATGTAGACCATTCCTCTCATTCGTTCTCTGTAGATCACTCTGATCAAAGTCACCACAGAACACGATACGAGAGTCCTGCCCCACACGAGTGATGATTGTGTCCAGTTCATGGAAGTTCATGTTCTGACACTCATCTACTATAACAATAGAGTTATCAAATGTCAACCCTCTTAGGAAAGAAGTTGACAGAAAGAATAGAGAACCCTGTCCCTTCAGTCTATCGTAGAGTGAGTTGAACGACTGTTCGTTTGGCATCTCAAACATGAACTGAACCATGTTCTGATACGGCACCTGATACAGTGCAGACTTATCTTCCTCGTCGCCGGGAAGAAACCCAATCTCCCTTGTGGGAATGAGAGAACGCACGATGATGACTCGTTCATACTTGGTCTTCAAATCGAGAACTGAGTTGAGTGCGAGATAGAGTGATGCGAAGGTCTTACCTGTTCCTGCCGCACCAAATAGGAATTGGTTCTTACCCTTCTTCCATGTGTCAAACACAACCTTCTGACTATCTGTAATCGGTTTGACAGTTACGAGTTGGGATTGGTTAATTTCTTTATTCTTACTTGCCATAGCAATCCTTTAGAGAGAAAAAGAGGGGGGAGTGGGGGCGCGCCTTCCCCCCTCTGACACATGGGCGGATTGACTTCCCAGCTTGCGTAGATGCTGTGCATCCCTTGCTGAAGTTTGATTTCTCGCCCGTGTCAATTTTATTTATAACACTCCGTGCTTCTTCAGCACGTTTCTTGTCTGAATTTCTTTAGTAGATCGTGTGCTGCTTGAACCATAACGATCTGCAAGAGGTGTGCCTGGATTTGCCTCTGCAATACGTTGCATGTTCTCTGTAAATCCACCATCTACCTTTGGACCCACACCCATAATATGATCACCAGCAATTGCGACTGCTACTGGAACCTGTTGCACATGAGGATTGATTTTCTTATACTCATCAAGTTCAGCCATAGACATGAACTCATCATACTCTTCCTGTGTCACAGTATCATAAAATCTATATGTTGGCATTAAAATAACTCCAACTGATCTGGTTGATATTTGGATAATCTATCAACCTGTTCTCTTAAATCTTTAACTCTTGTCATCAAATAATGAATTTGGCTTTGCATCTGAGAGATTTCTTTTTTCAATAAGTCTGTTTCAGACATTGGTTGTAGTCTCTCTTCCTTCATTCGTTTTCCCATATACTCCCAATACGGCTCCCTCTGCATTAAACCACTCCGGCATAGGGCGTTTCTTCCACTTTGCGAAACGCATCTTCTCTAGTATATAGTAAGTGCGATATGCTAGAACAGTGTCATCACTTTTACAATAATCAGGCATACACTGAGGTGGGTCAGTGAAACCAGCATTCGAGATATTCTCTGGAACTTTAGAGAGTGCGCCAACTAGTCGTTCACTTGCATGATGCTTACCATAACGGAAGGTATACTCTTTGAGAAGATAGTGGAAGAGGTCATACAGCCACAGATATTGTTCCATAGATGAACGAGTCCAGATTGTAGACGGATGGTTCTTATGCGCCAGTTTGTATAGTCCCATTGCATCTGCATACTCATCACCATCAAGAACACGATGTGCAGTTGATAGCATCTGAGCAGTCTCCAAAATCATCTTCACCACATGTTTGTCGCAATGCAGTTGTGCTGCTGTCTCAGCGTCTTTCGACAGATAAAAAATATTCACGGTTTAGCTGGCACCTTACAACCACAATAAGTCCAACACAACGCACACCCAGAAGTTTTAAATCTGGCAATTCTACGTTCTTTATATTGTTTCTCTACTTCCTTCTTTAACCTCATTGAGGGCTTTTGTTTATTCATTCTTCTAAACACTCCTTCACTTTTTCTACAAGATTGTCATAGGTGGCATAACAACCACCCACCCATTCGCCGTCTTCAAACTCACGAATATCAAGATTACCTGCTGGTTTCACTTGTCCATCAATAGACAATTCACCATCTTCCATAACGTAAATTTCAATGTGTTTCATACTTCTTCCTCTAAAATGTCCATCCAAGCGTGCATTTCTCTAGATACTCGCTTTCATTTTTTTGTATAAATTAGCACCATCTTTTTTTGCAATTTCTAAACCTTGTTTAGCAGCAAGACAATATAACTTTAGTGCTTTTTTGTAGTCCTGTTTTATGTCTGGAAGTTTCTCTCCAGCAGGAGTAACACCCTCTTCATACATTGTAGCAAGATTTTGCTGGGCAGAAGAGTTTCCATTTTCTGCACTGAGTTTTGTGTAATAAACTGCTTTCTTCAAATCCTTTTTAGTTTTGATTACAGTACCATTATCAGTTTGTTTGGCACCAAATAGAAAAAAGTTTGCAAGTTGCATTTGAGCCTGTGCAACAATTTCATGTTTCGGGTCTTGAGGTATAGCATACAAATCTCCCTCATCTGGTTTTTTGATATCAGCAAGAGATGACATTTTCTCAATAAACCCATTTACATCCTTGTTGTTAGCACAATCTACAGCTTCATTATACATGGTTTCGTATCTTCTTTGTGAAACCCAAATGTATTCCCACTCTTCGGTATTTTCCCAATCATTAATATTTTGAGGTGTTTTCATTTCACTTCTCCCATTTATAAAATATATGATCACCAATTTCGACTGTCATAGTCTTAGTCTTTGCCCATGCAGGGGTGACATAATCTGCATGGTAATGAGTTGCACCATCTGTGATATCATAGAATGGCATCTCGTTTGATAGGATTGCATCTGCAAGACTCAGCATCTTATTATATGCAGTCTTATTCTTTGGATTGTCTGATTGACCATCACAGAACCATGAGAACTGACAACGATGCTTGATTGGAATTCTTACATTTGGGTCTTTCCATGATTTACGAGTTGGACCTTCTTTGACAACCTCACAAATTGAGTTAGGGAACCTATCGTCATTCACACGATTGAGAACAACCGCCGTGACAGCCATCCATCCGGCGGTTCCTTGGTCCCTTGCCTCGTAATACATATTCTTTGCGAGACAGATTGCAGAATCGTCATACTTTGGTTGTGGGGACATTGTTGAACCGACAACAACTGTCCCAATCACCAATGCTTCAAGCGGGTTCATACTTCGCCCACCTTTTCAGTGATGTACCGTTTGGCATACCGAGATGCCTCAGAAGAACGAAAGAA